GAATAACACTAACCGGTTCAAACTCAACGCGAGATCTTGGCGGTCTTTGGAACTTCAACAATAGGTATGGTCAGTTTAGATGCTGCACAGTAGTTGGAATATTCAACAGCGGCATTGTCCCAGGTTGGTATGAAGCAGGCAACGCCGCGTATAATTGTATTTCCGCGGGAAGTAACTCTTGGGGTTATAGAGTAGAGCACTTGGCTGAATGGGGTGAGTTTGCCTATAACTATCTTTCAAGAAGCTATTACGGTTGCAGACTAATGAATTATGAAGGAAACTGTGGGTTTCATCATAACATTATGGATGCTATTACTGAGGGACCGTACAGCATAACAATGAGTAACATTCCATTGTACAAATTCAAAGTTACTGGTGGCTATTATGGTCCAATAGCAGAAAGATGCACTACACAATTTCTTTATTCAATCATAAGATCTGTTAGTGGTATTCCCAATGTTTTTGCAGCAACACCAGGTACATACCAAAGAGGATTTTACCATACACAAGCAGATAGAGGCGATCAGAGCTTTTTCTTTGTGACCAGTGTTGAAGACAACATGGAGATTGATCGGGTTAGGCAGTTCGTATACGGAACAGAAAGATTTTGGGATCTAACCGAAAACGCATGGCGAGTAGTAAACGCAGCTGATTTCACTGATGCAGGTAGAGGTTGGTACCAAACAGTTTATGTCCCACCAAACGTCACTCTAATTGCAAGAGGTAGCATAAAACTAGCACCAAGTTTCGTTGGTACGTTTCCGTCCTTTACAATATATTCATCACAATCAGGAACAACTTCTAATCAGTTAGGAAACGCCGGTGGTTCTTGGAGTAGCCCTCTTTCGGGTGGTAATCAATTTTCTCAGTTCACAGCGGCAGCATCAAACAGTTATGAAACAAGAGAATTGACACTAACTCCTAAACCATTTCATCGTTGGGTGCAAGTTGGTGTATGGGATGCAAACGTAGATGCTCAAGAAGGATGGTGGATGAAACCAATTGAGGTATTTCTAAGTTCTGACTATACAAATCCTGCTGCTGCTGTAGTAAACATGGGTCCGGGACATATTTGGGAAAATTATAACGTTTCAAATTCTGCGGTTCAAAACATAGTAAGAATTGGCGGGAGAATTAGGTAATGCCAAAAGACGTAATCATAACGCCAGCAAGTGGTTTAGTAGATTTCTATGATGCTGCTAGCAATCTCGATGCCAAGATACAGATAGACGATGTTGGTAATCTATCAATAACAAACAGTGGTGGCGTTCTTAGCTTAGGAAACACTGCCGCTAATGTATTCATTGGTGATGGAACAAACAGCGTTGACATAATTTTTGAACAGAACGGTGCTATACGAGCACTAACCGGGAAAACTCTGACTCTGGGAAATAGTGCTAGTAGCATTGCCGTACAGTCTCCTATCACTATCAACTCACCACTCTTAAATACCTCTACAACTGGCGAGTTTGAAGTTCGCCAAACTGTGAGTAGTTGGACCAGCACAAGCCACCCACTCATAAAGTGGTCGTGGAATGCCACGTACGACGACAACTTGTATTTAGCAAGCGGTGGCAATGCTGCTGGTACTAGTCAGACTGCACTTGTAATCAGTGAAAATAGTGGTATACTAATTGGCAAGGCAAGCGCTACACCAAATGCCACAAGTGTGTTATCTTCAACAGTAGCAACTATCAATGCTTCTACTGGTGGTATAAGTACTCTTGGCGTTATAATTAGTAGCGGTACTGGATACCGTGTAGCTACTGGAGTAGATGCTGGTGGCAACTTAAACTTGGGAAGAATAGACAACGTAGCAAGTCTTCCTTATATAGATTTCAATAGTGGAGCCACCACCACTGACTTTGACGTAAGATTGCAAGCCAGTGGTGGTAATGGTACCGCCGGTAACGGCACCCTGACAGTTAGTGGTAATTTAAGTCTTACAGGCAACTTAACAGTCAACGGCACAACCACAACAGTAAATTCTACTACCGTTACGATTGACGACCCCATCTTTACTCTGGGTGGTGATACAGCGCCAGGGACAGATGATAACAAAGATCGTGGCATAGAATTCCGTTGGCACAATGGTACCACATCAAAATTAGGATTTTTTGGTTTTGATGATAGCACTGGTTACTTCACATTCATTCCCGATGCAACAAACACAAGCGAAGTTTTCAGTGGCACACAGGGTGACATTCAAGCTACCAACTTCCGTGGTACTCTAATAGGAAGCATTAGCAATAGCATAACTTTCAACAATGGTGGTGCCGGTGCTGCTAGTGGTAGTACGTACAATGGAAGCGCGGCAGTTACTGTAAGCAACAACACTATTGGTGCACTAAGCAGTTCTACTACAAGCACCCAGAGCGGCTATTTTGGTGATATCTTTTTGTATGATGATAGCACACCTAGTCATTATCTGGGAATAACAAACTCAGCAAACCTAACAGCAGCTCGTACTCTAAGCATAAACGTTAACGACGCAAACCGCACAGTTTCTCTAAGCGGTGATTTGACTGTTAGCGCAGCGGCGACAGTTAGTGGCACAAATACTGGCGATCAGACTAACATTACTGGCAATGCAGGCACAGTAACAAATGGTGTTTATACAAACACGGCACAGACCATTTCTGGTGTCAAAACTTTTAGCAATGGTCTAATTAGGGGTGATACACAAGGATATCCAGATTACGAATTCTTATTAGACTTTGGCGAGGATGTTGCAAACACATGGCGCAAGCTTATTACTGTTAGCTCGCCCATTGGTCAATATATTACAATTGGTTTCAAGATTGAAATTGTAGATTCACAAGGAAATCACGCCCAGCAGGCATCACAAAATTCTATAAAAGAAGAAATTTACTATGTTGCATGTGTTAGAACAAACCAAACCGTACAAGATACACCAGATGCATGTTATGTGACTGGACCATCCAGTAGAATTCGTGCCATAAAAACAAGCACCGGCAACTATGAAATTCAGATACAAAATGAAGTTCAATATCGTGAGTACCGTGGTAGAATAAGCGTATACGCAGTCAACGGATCACACACTGTTATCTTCAGCAACGGCACAGCAGTAGGAACAGCAACAGCAACATACACGTCTACTGTAAACAACGCAATATTCTGGGTGCAGAGACTGGGCGCCAAGGGTCAAATCATAAGCGATGTTGCAACAGGCACTGCACCGTTTACTGTTGCAAGCACCACACTTGTAACCAATCTAAATGCCGACTTGCTTGATGGTCTAAATTCATCATCAGCAAACACTGTAAGCACAATTGTAGCAAGAGATGCAAGCGGAAACTTTACTGCTGGTGTTATCACCGCAACAGACTTTAACTCAACATCGGATGTAAGCCTAAAAGAAAACATAAAGCCAGCTCCGGGCTACGATGCGCTGAGCAAGATCAATGCAGTAGAGTTCACCTGGAAGAGCAACGGCAAGAAGTCATACGGTGTTATCGCCCAGGAACTAGAGCAAGAAATGCCCGAACTTGTATCACAAGACGAAGACGGAATCAAGACCGTATCCTATACTCCATTGATTGCAGTCCTGACAAACACAGTAAAAGAACAACAAGATAGAATCAATCGCCTAGAAGAAATAATAAATACTTTACTGGCTAAGGATAAATAATCTATGAAGCACGAAACCCTGTACATTACCCAAAACACTCCATTCATAAAAGATTTGGCAGTGAAGAATTCAGCTGGCAATCCGGTGAATTTAACTGGGTATTCAGCATCAATGTTCATCACCAAGTATTTTGGTTCGGATACAAAGTACAGTGTAAACACGGTTATCCAAAATGCAGCATTGGGAATTGTTCGCGTTTCAATCAGTTCAACAGCCACTCTTGCCCTACCATACGGTACTATGCAGTATAGCATCTTCCTTGCGCCAAGCGGTGGTGAGAATAATTTGTTGTTGCAGGGTCAAGCAGTAATCATACCAACGGTGTAAACATGGCAGTAACCACAAGAGAACAACTCAAGCAATACGCACTTAGAGCACTGGGAGCACCGGTAGTCCAGGTGAATGTTGCAAATGAGCAACTAGAAGATCGGTTGGACGAAGCCATTGCCTACTTCCAACTGTACCACTACGATGGTATTGAGAGAATGTATCTCAAGCACCAAATTACACAGCCAAACATTGACAACCAGTACATCACCCTCCCCGATTATGTCTATGGTGTAAAGAGAGTCATTCCATTTCGCCAGGGTAGTTCAAGCCAAAATCTATTTGATGTTCAGTACCAACTTCGTCTAAACGACTTGTACGAACTAACCAACACAAGTATGGTCTACTACAGCATGGTAATGCAGCATATGACATTACTTGACCAAATGCTGAACGGGTACCCGCAATTTGAATTTAATCGTCTTGGGGGCAAATTGTACTTCGAAGTAAACAAGACAAAACTAATTCTAAACGATTTCATTATTGTTGAATGCTACAGAGCACTAGATCCCGTAACTAACACCAAGATGTACAATGAGCCCTGGTTGAAACAATACGTAGAAGCATTGTTCAAGAAGGCATGGGCAACTAATCTTAAGAAATACCAGGGAATGCAATTGCCCGGTGGTGTTACTATTGACGGACAAACAATGTATCTTGAGGCAACGCAAGAAATAAAAGATCTTGAAGAAGATCTAATGACGAAATCAGCCCCTTTGGGATTCGTAGTAGGTTGAAATGCCCCTAAATCCTTACTTTTCTTCTGAAATACAGACACAGGGTTCCTATAACGAGCAACTTTTGCTCGAGGACCTTGTAGAAGAGTCTATCAAAATAAATGGACAAGAATTCTATTACATACCCAGAGTTCTTATTGCAAAAGATGAGATTCTTGGTGAGGATCGTTTAAGCAAGTTCAAGGATGCATATCCCATAGAGATGTACATAGAGACTCCCCAGGGTTTCTTGGGTCAGGGCTCTTTTGTTTCTAAGTTTGGTTTGTACATCGAACAGTCCTTGCAAGTAACAATGTCCAAGAGACGCTGGGGCGAGCTAATTGCTCGATGTGGTGGCACAACAATCCTGCAGGAAAGACCCGCGGAAGGTGATCTTGTTTACTATCCAATCACAAAAAGACTATTCGAGATCAAGTACGTTGACAAGCAACCCACATTCTGGCAACTTGGCAATATACCCACCTACAAGTTGACTATTGAGCTATTCCAGTATAGCTCAGAAAGATTGGATACTGGCATTACTGCTATTGATGAATTTGAAACACTCAAGAGTTTTGATACATCAAAACTTTCAAATACATCGGATGTAAATGGTAATGCTGGGATTGATTCGCCCGAAAACTTTGGCGACAATAAAAAGTTTGTTCAGCAAGCCAATTCTATTATTGTTGGTGGTACGACTTCTGATATATCTTTTGTTGGTTCGATGCAAGAAAACTCTAATCTAGCGGCTCAAGAAACTGCAGCAAACCAAACAGCTGGACTACTATCTGAGTCTGCTTCCACTAATTCTTCTGAAACAACAAATGATTAATACAACACCATTCTACCATGGTACGATAAGATCGGTTATCATAACTTTTGGCTATATTTTCTCAAATATAAAGTTTCAGAGAAAGAATAACGGTGCGGTTGAACAAACTATAGTAGTGCCCATTGCCTACTCACAAAAAGAAAAATGGGTCCACTCTATTGAAGCAAGTCCAACTGATGAGAATGTTGTCTATACAACACTACCTAAGATTGGTTTTGAGATTACAGGATATTCTCT